GGCAATGCAGTTCAGGTCCAGGTAACCGTGGTACCCAGAACCCCGCATAAGCGGTTCCATCTTCTTCAAGGTCTCCTGGTAAAGCGGGCAGTCATCCGTGACCCACCGTCCCAAAGTCCCCATTTCTCCGCTATTGCCTTGCCATGATGCTTTGCCGTTCCTTCGCACATACATGACATGTGAAGGGACCGTGGCGCAATAGACCTTGCCTACATATGGAACAGGTCTAAAGAACTCTGGTGAAAGGAGAGCTTTGACCCTAGATTCGTTCCTGGTGATATTTATTTCGGGATAGTTACTAATTACCAATGACCCGTTGAGGTAGTGGGACTCGTCCATTCTATCGCGAACCTTTATGGAGCCATACCTTCCGATCTTTAGGAGCATCTCCTGGAGATCATCAGCTAAAATCCTTGAAACAGTTGTATAAACCATGGTGCTTCCGGTCGTTCCGTCACCCGCCCCATATCCACTAAGGAATGAAAGGATGGTGGATACTGATCCATTCTTTATGCATTGTGGAACACGTTTTTGATGTGAGTGCCCAAACGACTTGAAATGTACAGCTAGTTCACGCGAATTTATATATAAGTCTTTCCCATACATTTTTGCTTTGTACCCAGCGTTCTCGGCTATTTGAATAAACACATCTCTCTTGTGCGCTGGACAATTCCCAAATTGTAGCGATCGCAGTTTTGCGTTTCCGTCCGCTATGTAAATTCCTACCAGAGCGGCCCATGACTCCATGGTCCCCTTGTAAAAAGATGGAAGTTGGCCTCTGTCGTCAACCCCTTCCCAGATGCCCCCACCCCTGAGAATATTTCTTTTTTGTGTCGATGAGTATTGCGCCTTCTCAAAGTAAAACGCTTTTCGGGAATGGTCGTCCTGCACATACATGTTGTGTTCTGGCGTAACCATGATGTCCACCGTGGGGCTTTTCCAGGACATCATCTCGCCCGAAAAATCGTAGGACATCAGCGCATCTGGACGGTCAAACACAATCTTCCCGTCTTTCAGTGTGCAAATATAGTCGTCCTCCGTAACATCAGGCCAAAACTTCCACCCATCGTAGGTCAGGACTTCTGTGTCGCCTGAATAACAATTTACGCCGAGGTCGTCGTTCATGAGTTTCTTGTACTCAAAGTTCAGGAACGCCGGCAGCATGAACTTCTCACCATTGAAGAAAGCGCCGATGGCCACCTCCCGCCCTTTGGCGAAGGTCTGGACCTGAATCTCTTTGATCTTACCGGACCACTTCTTCTTGTAGATTTCCAGGGTGGAAACGATGTCTGAACCGTCATCCATCTTGCCCACGTAGGTCAGGGCCTTCTCGTCCTGGGCCTTGCCGGAAGGCTTGACCACATACCGGCCCGGGTTCTTCTTCACGAAGGCGATGGCCTGGTCCAGAGACTTGAAGTTCCAGTCGGGGAGCACAGACATGCCGGCCCGCTTCATCTCCTCTTGGCCGAAGCCACGGTCCATTTCCAGTTTGTCAGAGTAGGGGCTGGGCCCAACCACAGCCTTGCCGTCCTCGCGCAACTCCTCGCATACCTCACCGAAGTTCGCGTCATCGAAGATTACAAGGTCTGCCCAAGGAACAGATGACCTCCATTCCTTGAGCTTTTGAATCAGCCCATTGTTGATGTCTTTGGAGTGCTCATCCTCGATGTAATAGCGGACCTGGTTCCCTTCGGCCATCAGCCGCTTGGCAAGTTCACCACTGACCCCAAAATTGGACACTACCAGGATCTTGCGTGGCATCACTTCTCCTTCCAGGGGTCGTCAGGGTGGATGAGCACCTTGGAACAAGGGAAGCTGTTGCACGGGCCATCGTGATAGCCGTATCTACCTTCGCAGTGCCATAGGTCAGGGTGTTTCTCCTCCCAATCCCGCATATCTCTGCCCAAGGTGGTGTCGCTATGGGGATAGACGGGAGCCTTCATCCTAATACCTCAGCATGTTGGAGCGCATGGCACCCCCGAAGTGATGTTTGCGGGGCTTCTCTGAAGCTCTAGAATACCCCACATCACCGATCAGGTTGATCCCCCGGAGATGTGAGCATTCGGACTCAAATCTGACCTCGGCAGTTTCGGCCCCCTGGGGGTCTCTATGCTCGCCGGGTAGTCTGAGCAGATGGGCGAGGGCGCCCTGGATCAGAGCGTCCTCGTAGTCAGGCCCGAAATCAACTTCGTCAAAGTCGCCAATTGGTTTGTAGGCGACCCATGCACGAATCTGGGTGTCGATTGCGGGAGGTCGGTTAGGCCAGAAATTCCCGTCAACAGAGGTGTAGCCTTTCATGTCGCCGGAGTCGTTGTGCGTGTGCTTGGTCAGATCCCTCAGCGCGTCCTGGTTGAACAGGGGCAGCGGGTGGTAATGGCCATCTGGCTTCTGGTATTCCGCCTTGAATATATAGAGAGCGACCCTCCAGTCCACATCCGGGGTGTAAATCTGGGTGTAAACAGAGCCGGCAGTAGCGAGGAAAATTACCTCTTCCTGGAGGTCCAGCGTCTCTGTCGCCAAACGTCTAGCCGCGACCTGGAAGGCCAATTGCCCCATGCGGCCCTTGAGGTCTGGGCGCATCGGGTCGATTCTGTCGCGGATATATTCGTAGGCGAACATGTTTGGACCCCGTTACACGGCTTGTGGAGTTTCCTTGGGCTTGGCGCCGTCAGCGATGGCCGACAGGACCTTGAGCGCCACGGACCTTGTGGAGTTGCGCTCGTTGACCTTGACGCCATACAGTTCCGCGAACTCGCGGAGCCGCTTGTCGCCCAGGCCGAGCAGGAATTCCTGGGTTACGCTCTGGGTTGGCGTACCGTTCAGGATCTCCTGGCCTTCTTCGCTGTCTTCCGAGATACAGATGCCGCCCATTTTGGGTTCGTCCAGAACCCGCTTGACCATCAGGTCCCACATGGGGATCGACACACCCTGGTTTAGCAGGGAAGTCGGGTAGTCGGATCGGAGCAACATGGGCTTGCCGCTCTTGTACTTGATGGCGACCGTATTAGCAGCCACCTTCCTGAAGTCTTCCATGCCTTCTTGCTTGAACATTGATGCCTCTTTGAGAGGGGGCGGGCCTGGAGGATGGAACCGACCACCCTCCAGGGACCGCAATGGGTGGGGTTAGGCCACCTTGACCGGGAGAGCGCCCATGTAGCGGGAGTCGCTGAGACCGTAGCCGAAAACGTCCAACTGCCGGCAAGCGCGGTTGAACTTGGTCTGCATCTTGAAGTTGATGTCGGTCTCCATGAGCTGGCGAATGAAGCCCAGCCCATTCTGGTGCCCGAGCACGCACTGCGCGATGTTGGTCTGGCCGTTGTAGGTGGCGGTGGGGATGGAGTCGGTCACGATGATGTCGAAGCCGGCCACCTTCATGCCGAAATCGCCGTCTTCGATGGCCTTCCGGTTCTGCTCGCCGCTGATCTGGTAGGTGAACTGGTCGCTTTCGAGCAGGATCTGTTCCACATCGGAATTGACCATCGCGTACCGGCCCTTGCGCGGGATCGCAAGCTGGTTGTAAGCCTTGCGGGCGCTGATGAACTGGTTGACGATGTAGTCAGCGGCGTCCGTCCTGGAGGTCGAAGCCGGGGTGATGGGGGTGGTGGGGTTGTAGGCGACCGTGCCGGGGACCTGGCCTTCGTAGTTCATGACGGTGGCGCCATAAACCGTGGTGATCAGGCCGGAGACGACCACGTTGTACTCGTTCTCGGCGTGGGCATCGGCCAGCATACGCGCCAGGTTGCCCATGAGCGGCACGTTGATCTGCTTGATGTCGATGGGGTCGAGGGTCGGGTAGCCGTAGAAGGCGTTGTTGACCGTGATGGAGAAGTTGTTGCCGGTCGTGGCCGTGGGAACCAGATCCTGGTTCATGATGTAGGGCATGATCGGGGGGGGATTGAGGATGCGGAAGGTGATGGTGTCACCGAAGTTTTCGAGCTTCTTCAGCGCTTCCGTGTTGGCGATGCGGCCCAGGAAGGACTCCCGGCGCATGATGTCCATGGTCAGACCTTCCACGATCTGTTCGATCAAGAGGGGCTGGCTGGAGTCGGTGACGCCCGTCATTGGGCTGGGGTTGGGATCGCGGATAATGGCCATGATGGATTCCTTTCAGGTGGTGCCGGATCCCGTCAACAACTAGGCGAACTGCGGAGCATTCCGCCCGTCAATGTTGATCGTGGATGCGGCAAAGCGTTTGCGGAGGACTTCCCGCTCCCGTTCCGTTCTGGCGTTCTGGAGGTCTCTTCCAAAAGTGGCCAGTTCGGCGAGCGACAGAGGGGTGTCTTCCGTGGGGGTTTCAGGTTGAAGTGAGGGAGGTGGCGGGAGCGCACTTCCGGTTCGGACTCTGGGGGCAGTGTCCATGGGGTGGGCGACTCGCGCCGGTTTCCCGTTCAGGCCTAGGTCAACGCCAGTGTCCCTGGAAAAATCCTTGAACACATCAAGCGCCTCTTCGGACGTGTACCTGCTCGTATTGTTGAGCACATCCACGTAGTACTTACCCTTGACTGGGGGCTTGCTTGCCAACCAATCCAGGAAAACGGGGTCCGTGGTGAGGGACGCTACCTTCTCCTTCGGGATCTTATGGTAAATCCCGCTGAAGACTTCCTCCTCCTTCATCT